GGACGTGGTATGTCTATCTCGCTACTATACTGTGACGAGTTTGCGTTTGTGCAACCTAACATTGCGGAAGAGTTTTGGACTTCAATTTCGCCTACATTGGCAACAGGTGGTCGTGCTATTATTACAAGCACACCTAATAGTGATGAAGATACATTTGCTACTATTTGGAAACAAGCAGAACAAAAGTTTGATGAACATGGCAATGAAAGTGAAGTAGGCGTCAACGGGTTTCATTCATTTAGAGCAAGTTGGGAAGAACATCCTGACAGAGACGAGGAATGGAAAGTAGCTGAAATTGGTCGTATTGGTGAAGAAAAGTTTAGACGTGAATATGGCTGTGAATTCTTAGTATTTGACGAAACATTAATTAGTAGTTTAAAACTTGCTGTAATGGAAGGCATTTCTCCTATATTAAATATGGGACAAACACGTTGGTATAAAAAGCCTACAAGTCAATATACATATTGTGTAGCCCTTGACCCAAGCATGGGCACAGGAGGAGATTATGCCGCAATACAAGTTATAGAACTTCCTACATATGAACAAGTAGCAGAATGGCAACACAATACAACTGCTATACCAGGACAAATACGTGTATTAGCTGATATCTGCAAATATATAGAACAAGAAACAAATAACCCGCAAGGAATTTATTGGAGCGTAGAGAACAATGGATTAGGCGAGGCTGCCCTTATCGTTATAAACGATTTCGGAGAAGAGAACATTCCGGGTTTGTTCGTCAGTGAGCCTATCCGCAAGGGACACGTTCGTAAGTTCCGCAAAGGATTTAATACTACACATAGTACAAAAGTTACTGCATGTAGTAGATTGAAAACTATGATTGAAAACGATAGAATGACAATACATAGTAAACCTTTAATTTCGGAACTGAAAGGCTTTGTTGCTACTAATACAAGTTATCAAGCAAAAGTTGGTATGACAGATGATCTTGTAAGTGCAACATTATTAGCCTTAAGAATGATAACTGTTCTTAAAGATTGGGATCCACGAGTGTATGATACGTTTAATCAAGCCGAAGTAGACGACGATTACGATCCGCCAATGCCTATCTTTATTAGTAGTAACTATTGATAAATAATAATATGAAGAGTCTTGATAACATAGCAGAAGATCTGTTTAATAAAATTCGTGGACGTTTTCCAAGCGTTACTATTGGTGATGCCGAAGGTAAGGTAACTAACGATCCATTAACTGCTCGCTTTTTTGATTTTGATTATAAAGAAGGCGATCGAAATGTAGGCAAAGTAAGTTTGTCAGTAAGCGAAGATAAGCTATCTGTTATGTATAGCAATAGTTTTGTCGAAGACGAAGACGATATTACCAGACAAAAATGGTACGATTTTTTAAAAGAACTACGTGTATTTGCCAAGAAAAGACTATTGCAATTTGATACAAGAGATATTACAAAATCAAATTTAGACAAAAGAGATTATAAATTCTTAGCACAGCAACAGGGCGGAGACGAAATAATGAGCGAATCAAAAATGTATGGAACAAGTAGACACAGTTATCAAGATATAGGAAATGCACGAATTAGTATTAAACATACTGAAAGTGTTAATCAAGAACTAACAAGAGGACGCACACAAAAAATTGGTGCAATTTATGTTGAAAGTGCAGAAGGTGAAAGATTCAAATATCCATACAAGCACCTAAATGGCGCTCGTGCAATGGCACGTCACGTTGCAGAAGGCGGAAAGCCATATGATGACTTTGGTAAACATATTACTGGTCTAAGTGAAGAACTTGCTAATTTAAAAAAGTTTAAGACATACATGAGTCGTTCAGCAGTAATGGCCGAAGGTTTATCAGGTTATTTAGATGCTGTTGTTGAAAGACTTGGAACAATCAAAAAAACAGTTTCGTCGTTGCAAAAAGAATCTTATTATAAAGAAGCTATTGACGGATTTGAAGCATCAGTTATTGAAGAAGTTCCAAATGATGTTGCAGAAAATTGGATTGACGAATTAACAGTTAGACAATTTAATGAAGAACTAAAAGATGTATTTCCGTATGTATATAGATTAGTAAGCGAAGTGTCTAAAGCTAAAGAATTAGGACCAGACGAAATTGACGAAGGTCCAATTGATTGGATGAAAGACAAGTTTAATAACTATAGAGATAGAAAAAATAAAGAATTTGAACAAGAACAAAAAGATTTAGAACTTTTAAAAACAGTTATTTCATCTGCTGGATATGACGATGCAACAATTCGTAAAGTTGAGCAGGGCTGTTTAAATGATCCAAGAGTTTGTTTATATAATATGATTAGAAAAAATGATATTAATCCAGGAGATATGGACATGGAAGTTGTTCGTATTGGTAAAGAACTTAACTCAGGATTTACTACTTTTTCTGGAACAGTTGATGAAGCACATCCTAACAGCAAAGAATATGATAAATGTTGGGACGGTTACGAAAAAGTACCAGGTAAAAAACGTGGCGAAAAAGGCAGTTGTGTAAAAGCAGAAGATATTGAAAATGCAGTTGAAGAACTAATGGGACAATTTGCCGAAGGTGTTGAGATGTGTCCGGAAGAGTGCTGTGGTAAACCAGTAACAGAATGTTCATGCGGACCAGATTGCCCTCATTGCGATTGTTATGAAAAGAACAAAAAGAACGAAAGTAAAACAGAAGGCAACAAATTTTCTATGGCGCTAAAAAAGGCCAAAGATGACGACGAAGATGAAATGGAAGTAGGCGGCAAAAAAATTCCTGTAACTGAATTTATTTTATCGCTATTTGACAGAGAAACAGGACAGTTTCCAAAAGGCGAAACAGCAGTACTAACAGCAATAGAAAAAGACTACGGCGAACAGTACATCAATCCTGCAAAAGCGTTTATTGAAGCAATTAATGCTAAGTTTGAAGAATTTAACGGATATAAAGATCCCGAAACTAATGAAGGATTTGATCCAGAACACTTTGACGGCGAGTTTGATTATGAAGCAGTAGGCGACGATGGCGAATCAACTGACTGTACTGTTTCTTATACAGCAACAATAATTGATGGTAAACCAGTTGTACATCCAAAGTCAATTAGTTTAAATTGTCCTATGGACGGCAATAGCAAATTAGGCTATGATGCTGACATGGATCTTGAAATGCAAGACATGGACGAAATCATGCAAATGGCTCAAGAAGATGCAGACGAGCAATGGGCAGAACGTGACGACAAATATGCTCAAGGCGCTTTTGAAACAATTTCAAGAATCAAAAATTTAGCAGGTCTATAAACTAAATATTTTTGAAGAATAACTTCTAAGGAAATATTTCGTGGCGACATCTCTTATAGATTTAGATTATATAACATTTGACATTCCTAATAAAGACGAGATTAATAATGAAATCTTGTCAAGAATAATTCCTATGTCACTTAATCCAAAAACCGGAGACGAAAGAACAAATAGAGGAGGCTGGCAAAGTCCTGCATCTGACTATGACAAAAGAGATGACAATCCAGCATATGACATGAATAGGGTCGTTGATCCAATTATTCAAAGAGTTTATTCTGAATACGACAAACTTGTTTCTAATATGACGTTTCGTAAACATATTAATACTAACTATAATTTATATTATTGGTTTAATGTTAATTATGAAGGAGATTATAACGTAGATCATTGTCATGCACCAATACACCCTGATTCTCCACCAGTATTACTCAGCGGATGTTATTATATTCATGTACCAGAAGAAAGTGGTAAGTTTGTATTTAGAGGTATTAAAGAGCATCTTAAACCTTACTTTGAAAACAGAGTAGACGATGCAATGTTACCAAAGAGCGGAGAATGTATGTTATTTTGTCCATCAAAAACGCATTATGTAGAAACAAGTGCATCGAAAGATTTGCGTATATCTATGGCATTTGATTTAATACTTGGATAAAATGGATAAATACATTTGGACATGTAGTCCATTGATTTTTTGCAAGTTTTTTTAAGAAAAGACTTGACATAGCACGTAGTAGAGTGTATATTATACACTGTGCTACAAAAAAGGCACAAAGCACATAGGCATAAAATTATAGGAGGCACAACTATGGCATCATTAGCAGAAATCCGAGCAAAGCTCAAAGAACAAGAAGCAGGCGCTTCAAACAACCGTCAGTCAGGCGGTGATAACAGCATTTACCCATTTTGGAATATGAAAGAAGGCGAGAGTTCAACTCTACGTTTCCTTCCTGATGGCAATGCTGATAACACTTTCTTTTGGCAAGAGCGTTTGGTAATTAAACTACCATTTGCAGGCGTCAAAGGTCAAACTGATTCACGTCCAGTACAAGTACAAATTCCATGTATGGAAATGTACGGCGAGACATGTAATATTCTTAATGAAGTACGTGGCTGGTTTAAAGATCCAAGTCTTGAAGATATGGGTCGTAAGTATTGGAAGAAGCGTTCATATATCTTCCAAGGTTTTGTAACGGACAATCCACTAAGTGACGATGAGACTCCGGAAAATCCAATCCGTAGATTTATCATTGGTCCACAAATCTTCAATATCATTAAACAGGCTCTTATGGATCCTGATATGGAAGAATTGCCAACAGATTACACAGCAGGTGTAGACTTCCGTCTTAACAAAACTACTAAAGGCGGTTATGCAGACTATTCAACATCTAATTGGGCACGTAGAGAGCGTCCATTATCAGATGCAGAAATGGAAGCAGTTAATACACACGGCTTGTTTAATCTAAGTGACTTCCTACCTAAAAAGCCAGGTGAAGTAGAACTTAAGGTCATGCAAGAAATGTTTGAAGCGTCAGTAGACGGTGAAGCATTTGATATGGATCGTTGGGGTAACTACTTCCGTCCAGCAGGTATGGCACAGCGTACAGGTGATCCAGTTGCTCCGGCAGCATCAACTCCTGCACCTACTCCAACACCAGCACCAGAGGCGGCACCTGCTCCAGTAGCAGAGGCGGCACCAGAAGCAACACCAGCACCAGCGGCTGAAGCGGCTCCTGCAGAAGGTGGCAATGCTCAAGACATTCTTGCAATGATTAGAGCACGTCAAGGACAGTAATAACATTATGGGGGAGCAATCCCCCATTGCTTTTTAGATAGGAGATACATATGGCATCAAAAGCATTTGATCCGACTAAGTTTAGGAATTCACTTACAAAGTCTATTGCAGGTATGAGTGCAGGCTTTAACGATCCTACTGATTGGGTTAGCACAGGTAACTATGCACTCAATTATCTTATCTCAGGTGATTGGAACAAAGGTGTTCCAATGGGTAAGGTTACAGTATTTGCAGGCGAATCTGGTGCAGGTAAATCATATATCTGTGCAGGTAATATTGTAAAATACGCACAAGAACAAGGCATCTTTGTTGTTCTTATTGATTCAGAAAACGCACTTGATGAAGCGTGGCTACATGCACTTGATGTAGATACGTCAGAAGAAAAATTACTTAAACTTAACATGTCAATGATTGATGACGTTGCTAAGACTATTTCAACATTTATGGCAGACTACAAAGCAATGCCAGAAGAAGATCGTCCTAAGGTAATGTTTGTAATTGACAGTTTAGGTATGTTGCTAACGCCTACAGACGTAGACCAATTTAATAAAGGTGATATGAAAGGTGATATGGGTCGTAAGCCTAAGGCACTGACTTCACTTGTTCGTAACACAGTTAACATGATTGGCTCTCACAACGTAGGACTTGTATGTACTAATCACACTTACGCATCGCAAGATATGTTTGATCCAGATGATAAAATTTCAGGCGGTCAAGGATTTATCTATGCATCATCTATTGTAGTTGCAATGAAGAAGTTGAAACTAAAAGAAGATGAAGATGGCAATAAGGTTAGTGAAGTACGTGGTATTCGTGCAGGTTGTAAAGTAATGAAAACACGTTATGCTAAACCGTTTGAAGGTGTACAAGTTAAGATTCCATACGAAACAGGTATGAATCCATATAGCGGCTTGCTTGAATTGTTTGAAGCAAAAGGCGTTATTGTTAAGCAAGGCAACAGACTTGCTTATACTACACTTGACGGTGAAGAAATCCTTGAATACCGTAAAAACTGGAAAGGTGAACTACTTGATAAGGTTATGTCAGATTATCTTGAAAAAGAGAAGTCTGTGGTAAATACCTCTGACGAGGACGACAATGTTGAACAAGTTGACGTTGACGATTTACAACCTATCGAGGAATAATATTTATGGATGATACTCAAATTGTTGATACCTGGACAATGTTTAAAGAATATCTTGATAAGAAACATATTGAGATGGCCGCAGAACGTTTTGTAGATCTATTAGCAGACTTTGGCACAGAAGATCATGTTCTTAAAGAATGTTTAGGAAGTGACTATGCTTTAGATAATGCTATTAACTACTACTTAGATATCGATGAAGATGATGCTTTAGAAGAAGAATTAGATTGGGATTAATATATGGGTTGGTATAGCGAGATTTCTCGTGATGTAGGTAAAATTCCTGACGCTGTAGCACACTACGAGCATGAACTCGCAGAGGCAAAAAAGGAAGTTAAACTTACAGGTAATGTAGAGAAAGCCGCCGCGGCAATGCCCGGCATAGTAGAACATCGGTTTAATCAATTACAAGAGATTGAAGCTATACTAAACTATCTCAATATCGAGCTACGTAGATTACGTAGTTCTTACTTCAAAAAATATCTCGAAAACTATCAACGAGCTCTGTCAAGCCGTGACGTTGAAAAATACGTTGACGGCGAGGCAGACGTTGTTGACTATGAAAAGATTATCAACGAATTTGCTCTAATGCGCAACAAATGGTTAGGTGTACTTAAAGCACTTGATCAAAAACAATGGCAAATTACTAATGTTGTTAAGTTACGTGTAGCAGGCATGGAAGATGCGTCATTGTAATATATTAATAGGATGCGATCAAAAATATTACGACGAATGGGCAATTAACTTATTACAAAGTATAAATCGACATAATCCCTGGATAAATCTACATTGTCATATTGTAAATCCAACAGTTGAAAATTCTTTAGATAACGTTAGTATAACTACTGAAAAACGAGAATTTTTAAACGATGAGTCAAAAATTTCATATTTGCAAAGTGTTAGATTTTTAGCAGTAGCAGAAAAATTTAAATTAACAGATCAAGTAATTACACTTGATGCAGATACAATTTGTACAAGGCGAATTGGCCGTGTAGCAACAAAGCGATTATTTGAAAAACAACATATACTTAAACATCATAAAGACAATAGATGGTTAGCTGGATTTGTTACATTTAATGATAGCGAGTTTCGACAAGAATTATATAAAGAATTAAATTCTGTTCCAGTTGATAAATGGCGATGGGGCCGTGATCAATTAATTTTAAATAAATTAGCA